TAATTCAGAGTTCGCCCCCATGTTAAATAAGATCGTGACCCCAGTCCTAGCGTTAGGCACAGTGATATTAGCTTTTGCTTTGTTCCTGGTAATTATCTTTGTAGAAGTTGACCCAGCTAGTAAAGATATCTTGATATACGTCCTAGGCACACTATCATCAGCAGTAACGATGGTATTAGGATACTACTTTGGTAGCAGCCTTAGCAGTAAAGATAAAACAAAAGAACTACAGAACATAGTAAACAAATAAAGGAGATGCAAATGAGAGGTGATATCGAATGGGGAAAATACTTCAGTAAGAAAGAGTTTCAATGCAGTACAACTGGTGACTGTAAGATGGAGCAAGACTTCATTGACAAGATGAACCAGCTCAGGGAGTTATTTGGTAAGCCTATAGTTATCACATCAGGATATAGATCAGCTCTGCATCCAGCAGAGGCTAAGAAAAAGACTCCAGGTGTCCATAATGAAGGTGTAGCTGCTGATGTAGCAGTAAGTAGAGAGGATGCTTATAAACTACTCCTGATAGCCTTTCAGATTGGCTTCACAGGCATTGGAGTACAGCAGAAGGGTGTAGGTAGGTTTATTCATTTGGATACGTCTACAGGCTCCTCACGCAGTCCTAGACCTACTGTGTGGTCGTATTAAGTTATTCTCCTAAGCCTTTCATACCTAATTTATCTCTTCTGGCTTGATCTTCTTCAAAGTGTAGAAGTACACACTCCTGCCTCAGTCTCTCCTCAGTCCATTCATACTGTGCCTTAGCTACTGCGGTAGCATCTTCCCTACCAATATCATAAGCTACCTTCCACAGATCAAACACTTGATTTGTGCCTTGATACAGTAGAAAATAGCTCGTGATACAGCCTAGTATAAATATGATAATGTTTCTCATAGAGTATCAATATGAAAGGTAATCCTTATAAAAAAGAAATCTATTATAAAGTATTTATACCCTTCAACATCACTTTGATATTCAAACCCTACCATCAATCCTGTTATTGGTGTAAATTCGTATCCCATTATTGAACCTCGCAGCTTCCAGCAGTACAAGCTAGTTCCTGTACTCCTTTGACGTTATCATCTACCTCAGTCAAGTCTCTCCAGCTTATCTCATCAGGAGTATCACCTTCTAACTTAACATACTCCTCTTTGGTACACTCTTCATAAGGTGCTTGTCTGTATGAACCACCATCATAAGGTAGGAAGGATATACCAGATATGTCATCAAAGTTCTTCCATACCCATGCTCCTACTTCCATCCACTCCTCTTCCTTGACACTAATAGTTACAGATGGCTTATGTTCACACCAATGCTTCTGATACATCATCCATAACTCAAGATGATCTATAGCTGTTAAATTATCTCTGACCATAGCACCTTCAGGAGCTTGTATTGGAAATGAGAATACCACAGTAGAATCAGGCTTCATCACACAGTCTTCTGTATGTACTCCTTTTTCTTTTAAGAAGGAGGAAAGAGGATCTTTTTTATCTCCACGCACCCTGCGAATATAATAACTAGAATGTCTAGGATGAATACCACTGGCAGAATCAACAAGCTGAGACACAGTACCACTAGGTTTAATGCAAGTGATAGCAGTCGACTGAGGAATTGAGAGCAAAGTAGATAAGTCAGCGTTTGTTTTAACAGCCACCTGTTTGAGTTCTTCAAGGATTCTTCTTGTTCCATCGTTTACCTCTCCCATGTACTTATTATCCAGAATACCTGTCAAAGATACTCCTAGCAGTCTCTCTTCTTCTGTGTTCTTCTGCCATATCTTACGCAAGTATGGAAACTTAGTTAGTGTAGCTTGCCAAGTACCTAGTATTGTAGCTATCTCTACTTTGTCTTTCAGAGTCTGTACTGAATCACCTGCTCTTACTACCACCTCAGTTAGATTACAGAATTGGTATGGACGCAAAATTATCTCACTGCATGGATTTGTACCAAAATCATGATTGATATCTCTTCTTTCATTTTTAGCAGCTTGTCTCTTTGATGCTGCCCTACTGAAGATACCACGTTCTCCTGACTTGCTCTCATATAAGCTAGACCATTCCTTCATAAACTGACTCATATCAGGCTTCTCATCGTACATAGCAGAGTTGTTAGCCAATGCTCTTTGTGGGTTATACTGCCACCATGACCCAGACTTACAAGCTCTCATCTTGTCATCTTCTAAGTCTGATAGAGATATCATAGCTGACCTTCTGACACCACCTACTACCACTACTTCCCCTATCTTACACAGGATATCATGACAATCAATAGATGATAATTTTCTACCAGCAGCCTGTTTAAACTTGAAGATACAGAATTCAAACAATTGCTTCAATGGCTCTGCTCCTGATGCTCTACCACCAAAGGTTTTCAACCTAGCACCAGCTGGTCTTACTTTGGATAAGTCATACTTAGGTACTTCACCACTATACAATAGGGCTATAAGCTGTCTCAGAGCCTTAGCCCAGCCTTCTTTGCTATCAGCTACTACTATGGTAGTCTCAGACTCAAAAAGTTTCTCAGGGACTTCTGGTAGCTTCTCAACATACTTATGCTCTACAGAGAACCCTACACCTGTACCGCACAGCAAGATATACATAGCTTCATCAAAGGCTTTTACATCATCAATAGGAAGATAAGAACAATTGTATCCAGCAGTATTATCTCTATCTAGTGCCTTACCAGCAGTCATAATAGCCCTCATAGACGGCATAACATCTAGGTTCTCTATTGCTTCCTGTACTCTTAGTTTTGTTGGTGTATCTACTACATGACCTATTTCTCTTTCTAAATGATTTACCATAAAGTCCATGTATCTCTGAACAGACTCACTCCAATCCTCTCTTCTCTGCTCTTCTTCCAGGTATCTTGCGTAACGGCTCTTTGCTATAAATTGGCTGTATGTCTTCAATCTCTTAACTCCTCTTCTAGTTCGTCTGCTTTCTCTTCTATCTTATCATTGAATCTATCAACGATATCTTCTGATGATATATCCAAAACCTCTAACAAGGAAATCTCGTCAAGGTTTTTAAGTCTATCACAAATGTCATGTATTGTCAATGCCATATTACCCCCAATTGCTACCTTTCGTCTCTTTTAATAATTTAATCATAGCTTTCAAATACCATTCAGCCTTCTCAGCATCTTCTAATGGTTTACCCTTGTGCCACATTCTGCTAATGTATTTGATTATGTTACCCTGACAATAACTGATAGATTCATACTCGCCTAGTGTATCCACTATGTAATCATAGGTTTCTATTGTTCCTTTGTTGTAGTGTGCTGGATGGTTTACTTTATCTTCTAGCTTCACTCCACCGCCTCCCATATAATATAAATCAGAAACATCATCATTTGAATCACTGTTATTTTTAGTTATAAAATTATCCATATTTCTTCCTTAAATATTTTAAACTTACAAACATCTCATCAAACTGTCCATCCTGTACATCATGTAATACTACGATACCACGCCAATGAGTGTTTCCTTGTATTCCCATGTAGTCTTCATTATGTAGATAACAAGAACCAGCTATGATACAAGTTATGATAGAACCATCTGCTCTTTTACCATAGGCTACCTGTCTGCCTTGCTGATGACCTACTACGCAACTCTGGTGAGTCTTGTTGACCATAGCTGAAGCAGTACCAATAGGTCTGCCCATGACACCACTTACAAGGTAGTGAGAATATACAACCCCATCAATACTAACAGTATCAAGGAAATCAAACACCTCCCAACCAGCTTCTGAGTATCTGAGATCATCTGTACCAAGAGTGCCGTCGAGTTTAGAATCTCCTTCGACTGCTCGCTCAATTCTTTGTTCGTGGTTACCGATCGTGAGAACCATTCTAGGTCGATATTGTTTCTTCTTGTCTTTTCTGCATCTTGCATTATATTCCCTCATAGGTTCTAATAATATATCCATAGCTTCTCTGGCTGCTTCAATATCATCTTTGTATCTTCTTCCTTCAAACGACTTCTTACCTACATCGTAGGATGATAGTGACGGCATATCAGCAAAATCACCAAT